GAATAATGTTGTTGACATTGATGTTATTTTCCAATACATTCTATTTGATAAGTTGAATGATACGAGTCTTGATATGGAATCTCTATTAAAATTCTTCAAAATACCTGGCATGAGTAATAGAGAATTGCGAGTCCTTAGATATAATGATTCGAATAACAGCGAACTTAAAGAATCAAAAAAGATTTGTTCAGCTATAGAAGAATTGAAAAACTCTGATTTGAAGTTTAAGTATCAAGTTTCAGCTGGTTCAGATATATCAGCTGCATGTGGACAATTTATTTGTAGGAGGAATGGATGATGGAAATTGACAAGCCAATAGTAAATCAATTAAGAGGTCGAGAAGGAGGGATATGTATCGTAGATGATATGATGCTTTATTCAGCTAATCTTGATGATAATGTAATGAAATACGAGTTACACAATTATGATATTGAACCAAGAAACCTAAGTAAGGAGAAAATGAATAAATTAGTGGAAGAAACAAAAACAGTTGTAGAGGATGAATATATTAAGAAGATTATCCCTGCATCAGGCAGAGCTTCTGATTATGTATTCCAACAACCCAAACGAATGAAAAATGAATCCTTCGAGGAATACAAAATCAGGCGCAAAATTGACACAATGATGTTTAAGCTTAGGAAGGTTCAAGGCTGCTGGAAGTAAGAACAATAGATACAAAAGAAAACCCTTAATAAGATTGATTTCTTATAAGGGTTTTCCTGCGTTTATCTATGTTGTATAAATATATACATACAACAAAGATTATCATTCTGTTCGCAGATACAGCTAAATAAGCTGAAAACAATAGAGTTAAATTGAAAATTTTGAAACAACACATAGTACCTGAAGGATTTATTTATGGATTTAAACCTAAAAATATCCTGTATTAAATATAATCATTCTGCTTGCAGATACGGCTTACTAAGCTGGTAACAAATAGAGTTATAAAATGTTTTCTTCTTCCGAATCTTTCCAATTTATTATATCCGCTGTTTTAATGGCGATGGTCGGAGGTGTTGCTAATTTCTTAATGAGTGACCGACACTCCGTATTTCAGTTTATAGTTGCGGTTTTTTTGGCTGGATTTGCAGGCTTTTTGGTAGGTCAATTGTGTATAGAATACGAAATTTCAGAATCAGTGGCTTTCTTCTTATGTGGGTCTGCTGGTTTATGCGGCGAACTTATTTTGAAGTTGGCTAGAAAAGCTGTTATTCAAAAAATGGCTTATTTCACAGATCAAAATCTTGATAACGAATTGGATATGATTGAAAAAGAATATCTTAAAAGGAAGAAGGAGGTTATTCAAAAAAGAAGTGATCTTTTAAAGGAAGATTGATATTTTTTGAAATAAGAGATTATATGGAAAATAATATACAAACATTTATACAAACATCAATACAAACATCACCTGAAACAATTTACTATTACTTTAATAAATTGTTTTTCGGCAAACTATTCAGTATGTATCAAGCTATTGGTTTATTCAATTTAGTTGTCGGACTGTGCGGAATATATTTGGCTACTAAATTAAGAAGACCAGGAATATTCAGAATCAAACTAGGCATTGTATTCTCATTACTTGTAATATCAGGTGTAGGTTCAATGATTCTATCTAAAGATGATTTCGGATTGTTACATCATTCTTTTATATCTTCTTTCTTGATACTAATAACTATATTATATTGGCGTGAAGTTCAACATTATATGACTACAGAGGGATATCATCGTAAATCACTAGGTAATTACATCGAAGATGTCCCTGACTTGATTTGGGTGAAGGACTTAGACTTCAGATATACATATGTTAATAAATCAGTCCTTAGCACACTAGAACTTAAATTACAAGACATCATCGGTAAGACTGATCAAGAAATCAGACAACAGATGATGAATAACGGAATACGATATGAAATAGGGGCTGACCATACAGACCATGAACATAAATTAGATCAACCCATAATTTATCTTGATACAGGTTATATAAGAGACCGATTCATTGCACTACAAGTATTCAAAGGACCTCTATATAACAGTGATTCAATCTTAACAAGAAAACATGTAGGTTATTTTAGTATAGGTAGAGATTTAACTTTTGATGTGGAAGACCATAATAATATTGCCACTCTTCTATCTGAAGGTGATTTAACTAAAGCTATTGATCTTTTCGATTTACATAGGAACAGGTATAATAAATTCAAGATAGAATCTTATAGATTTGATACATGAAAATGATTGAAAATGTTAAAAAATGATTGACAAATGTGATTTAATAGTTTATCATGTTGTATATTGCGTAAATACTAATACAACAGGAGAGAATATGAAAATCATTATAATGGCTGTTCTTATTATATTATTGACTTCTGATTTTGTCAAAGCTGGCCGAAATCTTGATCATTTTAAAAATCATCATAACCCCGCAGAAATAATCCTCAACTGGTATTATTATAAGGAGCAGGTGGAAACTATAAAAAATTTCACGAAAGAAGATATTGAATGGCTAGGGAGGAATATATATTTTGAAGCTCGCGGAGAGGATCTTCTCGGTAAAATGGCGGTTGCTTTTGTTACTCTGAACAGAGTCATTGATCGTCGCTGGCCTTCTTCTATCAAAGGTGTAATTACTCAGAAGAAGCAATTCTCCTGGTATAATGGCGGTTATGTACCTCCAATCAGAAATGAAAAACTCTATAAGGAGTGTTTAGATATAGCTGAAATGTGTGTACAATTATATAATGATATGGCTAAAGCAGATGGATATATTACTGATGGAATTACTAATGGTTCTGACCACTACTTCGCCACATGGATTGAACCACCTGTTTGGGCTGCTTCAATGAAATACGTTGGGAAAGTAGGAGCACATCTATTCTACAAGTCCTAAATAAGCTAATCTGTGCATCGGGCGACTCGCTACCGACGTTGTTACAGGGCGAACCTCCATATGAACATTAATTTGATCATATGGAGGTTTTTTGTTTTAAATGCTTGACATCGACTAGCAGGTTTGTTATAGTTAATCATAAGTGAGATTGAGAGACATACCAAATTCTGAAATGGAGAACAAAAAATGATTGATTCAGGCGATAGACAAGATTTGTTGGTAGAAGCTCAAGAAAAAATTAATGAAGCAATCAAATCAATAAGGGCTGCTGTTCGTGGAACAAACCAAGAAAGAGGCGCTGAAGCATACATTTTAGGTCATTTAAAATGTTGGGCAAATGACGATACAGAAAGTTATAGTATTCCAAATATGATTAATGATCTTTACGAAGATCAAGATGAAGACGAAGAATAATTTCAATAAGGTAAATAAGGAAATATCATGACAACTAAAGAAGATGTAATTGAAATGTTTAACAATAACGACTTTAACCAAGATGAAAGAAATCTTATTGCAACTACAGCAGGTGTTTTATGTTCTGACCCTGATGGAACATGGAGTCACTTGAATGATTCAGGTATTGAAATCGATTTCGAGGATGTACAGTTAGTTTGTTCTTTTTTTGACCAGAGGAATAATCTAAACATATAATTGACTTGACAAGACCTTTGAATAGTGTTATAGTTCATTATACAGATTGAGAGAAGCATTTAAAAACAAAAACAGGAGATGTAATGAAAAAGCGAGTGACTGTTAAAATTTGTGGAAGACAAGAATTCCTGAGCAATGTATACGAAAGCAAAGAAGAAGCTAAAGAGAATGCTTCAATGGGTCATAACCCTATCTTCATTGCTCTGAAAGATTCAATGAATCCCAAACAGAATCAAGAACCAGTTATTCAGGAAGGTGAGGAAACTGGTTGGATGAACTACTGTCGATATGGTTTTCAGGAAGACACTGTAAGAAACAATAAAAATGCTCATTAACATTTCTAGTGTTAGTGAGCATTTATTTCGTTAATGATAAAAGTGCTTGCTTAACCTGATAACCTATGTTATAATTAAAAGAAAAAAAGGAGAATTATGATTTTAAAGAAGGAAGAGTTTTCGATGTGGGTTGAAAACTCTAAAATTGCAACTAAAGAGAGCTATATTGACAATGTCCTTCTAGCTTGTGAAAGATTTAATGTAGAGATTGAGCTTGTTCAACCTCTTCTGACCGATCAGATTGTTTTAAAAATCCGTGCTGAGGCTATTAAAAGAAACATTATAAAGTCCAGTACAAAATCACTGAAAGCGTTTATTTAATTACGGTGTAGTTCATGGGACCTTTAAGATTATATGAAGTATTCAATGCAATGAAATTTCATTGGACTACTGAAGGGTATAATTTCATTAAATTTAAAGGTAGAGTAAAAAATCTTAATAAATTGACCCTTGATCAATCCAGTGATAGAAACATTTATTACAAAGTCCATGAGAAGTATAAAATAGAAAAGGATTTTGTCCTTACGTTGATTCCATTGTTCCTCAAAGATGAAAATATACACATTTCTTATCTTCTAGGAAATCAGAATTGTGATAAATTGTCTACTGATTGGTATATGAAGATTCAAAGAATGCCTACTTTCTTTGCTGAAGATTGTGCCTTGATAACTTCATATGTGAAGGAACAGGGTATGACCTATCAACAATTCTTTTTAGGTAATCCTATTCTTGATTTCTTACTTTATGACAAAATATCCATTGAAACGTTTATTATTTTAAATAAGTTCATTTTTTTCTTAGCAAAGAATAAGAAGGACAGTATAATCTACAGACAAATGTATGATATGAAAGTCCAGAAGTACGGGGCTTTCATATCAGTTGATTTAGAACGATATAGAAAAATATTTGAAAAAGAAATGAGAAAAGCAGAAAATAATACTTGACAAAGGTATTGTTTATTGTTATAATATAATCTACAGTAAATTGAAAGGAGACAAAATGACTTACATGATGATGGTGATGCAATGGAGAGGTTTTACATACTCCTCCGAAAGATCACCTAGAATAAATGATTATACAATCAAATTCTTTTATAAGAATATGTTTTCAATAAGTGTTAAAGAATTCGGTGTTATTTGTCGTCTTTTCAATGAGTAAAGGCTAACTTATATAAATACTATTTTTAAGGAGGTAATATTATGATTGCGTAGGTAACACCTACATTTAACGGAATAAACGACAGAAACGGTAATACAATTAAAAATAACGGGAATAAGGAAAATATGGATTTTAGCAATATAGATACAACTCGGAACGGGATGGCTTCACTCATGGATGCCCTTAAGAAAAAGACTTCTTTCGTTAAGCAGGACTTTTCTAAAGATGATGAGTGGACAATCTCAAAAGATAAATCAGGTAATGGAGCTGCTGTTATTCGTTTTATCCCTTCGAAAGATGGAGAATTGTTTCAAGAAGTAAAGAGTCATGGATATAAAAATCCCCAAAGTAATAAATGGTTCATCGAGAACTGTCCTAAAACAATGGATTGGGACAATCTTTGCCCTGCTTGCGAACATGCTCAAGCTCTTCTCGGAGGTCGTGATTACAAATCATTGACTAAAGATGAGCAAGCAAAAATCAAACCTTTCTTTACCAATACATCTTATTGGTCAACTATTCTTGTTGAGAAAGATGACGCAAATCCCGAGAACGAAGGAAAGATTTTCAAATTCCGTTATGGAAAGAAAATCCTTGAGAAAATTCTTGGAAGAGCTGGAGATGATCCTCTTGATGATGCAATCAAAGGCGTTAACGTTTTTGATCCTAAAGATGGTGCGAGTTTCAAACTCGTGGTGAAGCGTGTAGAGGGGTTTCCTAACTACGATACATCTTCATTTAAAGCACCTGAAGCGCTCCTTGGTGGTAATCAGAAAAAGATCGATGCACTTGTTCAGACAGGCCAAGAAATCGGTTATATGCGTACTGACAAGAACTTCAAAGAGTATTCTGACCTAAAGAAACGTTTTTACAGTATTCTTGGAAAAGAGATTCCTGCTCAAGAAGAGGAAGTACTTGATAAACCTGTAACAGAAGAATCTTATGATAAACCTGAAGTACCTGATGTTTCTTTCGATTCAGGTTCGGATGATGAAGATTTAGACTACTTCAAAGAACTTTCCAGCTCAAATGTGTAATTGATGTAAACAACAAAACCTCTTATAAGATTGATTTCTTATAAGAGGTTTTTTAACGCTTAATAGCCCCAATTAATGTTTGAGTCTGTATTGCGTGGACTTATATTACCTTGAGTTACAGCTGTCGAGGAATTTGATGTAGATATTCTCGTACTACTAGGAGCATTCACGATACCTAGATTAGAATGCTGAGATTGACGCTCACGATCAATTGTTTCTTCTGATAGTGCATTGGTATTGTTATTCGCTCTTATCTCTCTAGGCATCATCCCTGATTGAATTTCGGTAGGTTCTGATTGTTTCAACGACTTCAACCTATCCAGTGTCATTCTATCAAAGTTTTTAGAGTTGATAAGTTCATCAAGTTGAGTTGGTGAAAGGTCTTTCATTCTCTCCCAGTCTTCAACCTGATCCTTTCCAAATAAGTTCTTATTTACAGTCCCTTCTTTCGAAAGAACTTTCATTAGTTCTCCTCTTTCTATATCACTTGCAGCAACAGTTTCATGCTTACCGAATACGAAATCACTTAGATTAAAATCTTTGAACAAATTAATTAAACTCTCAAGCATTTCTTTAATAGTGTTGGTCAATTTTTCAGCACCTTCTTTCATCATTGCATCAACTGAAGGTATTTCAGGAAGATCAAAGTTAAACAACTCCTCAATCCAAAATTTAATATTCCTCAATGGAAGTAAGATTAAATCAGCAGGAGAGAAATCATCAGGGAATAAAGCTTTTGCAAATTTGCCGAAGAAGTCCTTTACATAAGTTGTAAAGTTGTCTATGGTCTTTGTTCCAAAGGTAATTACAGCCTTTGTTTTATCTCTGAAATAATCTTTTATTGAAGTAAAAATTTTATTAATATTGTTTTCAAAATCTGCAAAGAAATCAAAAACTGATGCAAGAGTTTCAGTAAGTACCTGATCAACTTTTCCACCCCAATCAGTTTCCACTCCAAATAAAGAGTTCACAGAGTCAAATATTCCAAGAATTCCACCGAACCACCCTCCGACCGATGAAGCAATTTTATCTGATGTAGTAGCAGACTCTTTCCCTAGTTTATCAGCTGCGTCAGTCCATCCACTTAAAGCACCTTTAAATCCTTCATAAATCGCATATACAGAAGCTAAACCTATTGCTACTGGTGCTATCATACTACCTATGCCTGCGAGAACAGGACCAACTGAGGCTAATAGCATTGAAAGCCCCCCAATTGTTTCAAATATTCCGCTAAAATTAAAAGGCATTTTTAGTTCCTTTTCTTTAGCGTCAGAATCATCATTCCCAATATCTTTTACAGCATCAATCAAAGCTTCTTCTCTTCTGACTTCTTCACGATGTAATTCTATTTCTCTAAACTTTTCTGATTCACCATCACTGAGCATTGCATGAAGAAGACTTCCCATATAATCGAACTTTTCAGAATGTTCTTTCATTATATTAATCTTTTCATCATTCAATTCAATCAAGTCATTATCAGAATCTCTTGACTCTTCATATTCCTCTTCAACGGCCCGTTGAACTTCTTTTGAGGAATTAGATTGTTTATCTTGACCTGCAAGATCGAGTTTAATTCTTTCTTGCTGATGTTCATCGAGAAGGCGATTATTTTCATCCGCAATTTCTCTCCTCTTGTCTGCCATATCTTGTAGAACTCCGCCCATAAACATCAGGGCAGGTGAGTCCAAACCAACCCCACCCAGAACCCCTGTAATGCTAGGTAATTTTTCTTTCAATGAACTTCCTAGCGTCTTCATCAAAGAGAATTGATTTTTCTGCAAGGATTTATTGACTTCAGATAAAGAAGAGAACATCTTTAGAGTTGCATTTTTTTCTTCCTCTGTCAAATCAGTTGAGGCTTGTATTCTCTTTTCCATAGAAGACAGGAGCTTATTGTTAGCAATAACTTCTTTTCTATTAGAAGACTTGAAAATATTCTCTCCTAAAGAATCTATGTTTTTAGAGAAGGCTTTAAACTCGTTTGACTGATTCTGAATTGTTTTTTTGGTATCTTCAGTCTGTTTCTCAAAGGACATTGAAATTCCTTTGAGAAACAAATCACCGTTCTGTCGCATTATTCCAGTAAGGATGCTGGGTGTTAGTTCCATTTTAAATTACCTTTATATTGTTTTTAAGTCGGTATCCATAAATAAATCCTTCAGGTAATTCAGACTCTTTATGTATTGTTTTGCATTCGAGGGTATTTGGATTATGACACCATTTCTTTCCTTTGCTATATAAGGATATTTTCTCCTTATGTTCTTCAGACCTGTTTTGAGCAGCCAAGGACATTTTATTCTTTGTTTCCTCAGAAAGTGATTTTCCTTTCTTAACTAAAGACATTTTATTTCGGGTTTCTTCAGAATGTTTCTTTCCATACTTATTGATTGCATTTTGAAGAGCTTTCCCTGATCCAAGATAACCATCAAATTCAATCCCTTCTTGTTTATGAACACCTATATAAAAGCGTTCATTCACAAGATTAGTTGTCTTATATACTATATGAGTTTCCATGTTGTTTCCTTATTTTTTAGTCTCCTTTAGGTTTTGTAGCAACAGCGATATGAAAATATCCCTCTCCCAAGGTTGCATAGAATTTAACTCCCATAAAGATAAACCAAATGATTTAACTAGTTCGAAATTCATTCTGAGGCGAGTTGAAAGTGTCTCATGAGCGAGGGCTAAGAAAAAAAATTTCTAATCCCCTTAAATGTATATTCATTATCATTTCCGCAATGCATACATTTTACTTTTAATGTATGAACAACAGCAGGAGTCGTATATATGAAGTTAGATATTTTTTTAATTACTTTGGAATTCATTCCTTTAACAAATCGTATTACTTCTTCAGGGTCAAGTTCAGAAGTTTCTATTACATCATCACCTTTAACAACTTGTGTTATTAATGAAGCAATGATTTTAAAAACATCAACACCAGGTTTAGTTAAAGCTTCAAGAACTTCAAATCCTGCGTACTTCATGACCAGTGTTACAGCATCATTCAATTTGATTATGTTAGCATCCTTTTCAACTGCAGGCGCTTTTATGTCATGGATATTAATTGTTGCTTCATTGTTCTTCTTACATTCAGTATTCTTACATGTGAGATTCAATTCAATCAATTCACCTACTGCTTTAGCTCTCAATTGCAAGAGAATATATTCTATATCAAATGATGTAATCTTATCGGGATCAACTTCTCCGAATGTACATTTCGAAATGACTTCCTTCGTGTTGTTCATTATAGTTTCAGTATCACCCGATTCTTTCGATACTAATAGAGCTTGTTCTTCGCCTGCTGAATAACCTCTAAATTTAAATTTCTTCCCTGTGCTTGGTACAATGGAAGTGAAAACAGGGTTAGTGTTTATTGTGTCTAATATTCCTTTCATATATTCTCCTTGATAATTTTACTTGATGTTATTTCTTTTCAAAATGATGGTAGGACCAGTTCACAGTGAATTCAGTTACTCTTCCTCCGAGGGCATAACCTAGTTCTATTGGTGTCATCGATACAGGATATGCCTCAAATAATTCATAAACTGCTTGAGTTTCATCCCTTTTGTTCTCAACTTCAATAATGACTGAGCCTATGAAATCATGATAGTAAGCGATGTAATAATCATCACCTCCTATCAGAGTTTGCCATTTGTTAAAATATTCATGTACATCCATTTTTTCAGTTAAATAAAAGGTGGTGCTTATATCGTCATATATCTCTGCATATGGAACTTTTCGTATTGGTCCATGTGTATACTTGTCTGCTGTCCCAAAACCTCTGCCAGGAAGCACTACACCACTACACATCAACCCCTGTTCTTTGGTAAGTGCCCCGATTGGCCCTGATATTCTGACAGTATATCGAGAGGCATCGAGCAACATATTTTGTGCTATAGTAGCTTTGAAAGTATCTATATCCATATTATTACCTTTGATATTTTTTTCTTGAGTCGTTCCATACCTGAGTAACAGTAGCACCTTTAAAGTTAGCAACTGGAAGAGCAATAGCTTTATGCCATTGTTCAGTCCTTATTACCATTACATTTGATTTAACGTGACTCTTAAGATATAACTTGATACATGGTTTGAAGTATCTATATTTAGAAGCTGCTTTTAATATATCATTTGTTATTTTAAATTTTGTTGTACTGTTCATTTGATCATTATTAATTGTATCCATTAGAGCCTTCATAAATATTACTCTCAATTTAGGTGGCAAGTAATGTAAATTAAGCCCTTGCATGTATTTAGAGTTTTCTTTTATGACGATTACTAATGGGAACTTATCCCAATACGGAAGTATCTTATCCCACTTTGCTTTGTATGCGTAATAAATCATTCTTCCAGCTAATGGATATTGTCCTCTATATCTTAAGTCAGACATAGTTATATCTTTAGGAACTTCACCCGCAAGTGAATTAACTTTCTGAGTAAACCATTTCCTAGCGTCACGTATTTCCTCTTTCCTAAAAATCTTTGTTGAGAAAGGATTTTCTTTAGTAGGCATATTATATTTTCCTTATAGGCTTTTTGAATTTTGAGGCTTTAAACGCTTTAGATGTGGTGATTGTTTTGATACCCATAGCTGCTAGAGTGTGTTCAGTCCATATAACAAATTTAGCGTTTCTTTTTGATGCGTATTCTGAAGCATATTCCCACTTAGAAGTATTAGTTGCATATGTCACTGTTTCAGTAATAAATCTCTTTTTGTTTTGCTTTGGTTTTAATACAGGTTCTTGAGTTTGACAATGTGGTTTAACTTCTACTAAGAGGATTTTGTTGTCTTTGAACTTGATATAAAAATCTATATAGTATCGATGTTTCTTTCCGTCAACTCGGCTTATATAAGGGATTGTTATTACTTCTGAACCCCATGAAATGACATCTGGGTTTTGATCAAGCCAAATACAAACTTGTCTCTCCCATGAGGATCGGCAAATAATGTTGTTTATGGTCTTTGGGTTGCAATATTTCTGTGGGTTTTTCGGTTTATACCTACTTTTGATAGCGGCCATTTTTTATATTCCTCAGTGAACCTTATAAATAGTTATGTATATATAAACTTATTTATCATTCACAAAGGAATATAAAAATATGACCACAAGAATTGATCTTTTACTTTCAGCCAACAAAAGAAGAACTCCAAGGAGACTTGGAGATATAGGACATGGAGCTCCATATGTACATCTATCATGTTCAGAAGATAGTGCCGTTCTTCCCATGGCTGTAAACATCACAAGTGGGAACTCCATTCTCTGGGAGCAGAAGGATTTTACTGCTGATTCGATTAGAGGTGCTGGATTATTAGCCGCTGCAAGAGGTACAGGTGGATTGTCTAATTTGAGTTTCGATGAAGGTGTAGGATTTGCTGGTGCTGCTGGTATGGCAGTATTCGAAGGGATCAAAAAAGATACAGCCTCTCGTGTTGGTTCTTCTGTTGGAGGAATTGACGGACTTGGAGATTATATTCTTCATAAACAAGGTCGGGCAGTGAACCCAAATAAAGAGTTGACCTTCAACGGAATAGCTTATAGGTCTTTTCAAATGGAATTTGAATTAATTCCTCTCAATGCAAAAGAAGCTGCTAATATAAAAGAGTTCATTGAATTCTTCCAAACACAAGCGATGCCTGACTTTGCAGACGGAGGTTCAACTTATTTCTCGTACCCTTCTACGTGGGACATCTCATTCGGTAACGCTACTTGGCTCCCAAAAATTCTTCCTGCATATTTAGTAGATTATAGCATCAACTATGGAGGAGCAGGAAAGATGGTATCTCATAGGGATTCTTCTGTCCAAACAAACATAAATTTAACTTTTACAGAAAGTCAATTACACACCCGCAGTAAAGTCCTAGAGGGGTATTCAGGTTAATATGGAAAATCATATAGTATATCAAACAACAAACTTATTAAATGAACGCTTTTATATAGGCG